TGTAATTCCACCAGTCGCGGCAAAATCACGCATTTCACCTTTTGCCATGTTCAACGATTCGGCTAATGCATCAATTACACGCGGAGCCGCTTCAGTTACAGATATGTATTCATCACCACGTAAAGCACCTGTGCCCAATGCTTGCGATAATTGTCGAATAGCTGAAGCTTGAGTATTCGCATCTTTTGCACCTGCAACGAATAAATTATTTAACGTGCCAGTTACATCAAGTATTGTTGATTGTTCAATATTTAGCTTTTCAGTTGCTCGATAAAGCTCAGAATAAAGAGATACCGTGGCGCCCAAATCAGATACAGTCGCTTTTGATAGGGCGATAAGCTTAGTTCTAGTCTCAATCAGCTCTTTTTCAGATGTGATATTGGTTTTTAACTCATTATTAATAATCTTCCAAGCTTCAGAGCTGCCGATTAGTTCGCTAGTTAGCTTCGCAGTGCCTAGCGCAGCCATGGCAGCACCTACAAGACCGATAGTCTTTTGTAGTGATGAGAATGTACCATCAACCTTCCCACCGGTGACAGCGAGCTTATTAAGCTTTTTGTCTGCCGTGTCCATATCTCCCGTATGGGCTTTAAAACCAATATTAACTAAATCCATCGCAACGCCCTTATTATTAACTCAATCTATTTTAACACCATTCTTAAAAATGTGATAGCAGTCACAGTTTGAGCCTGTCATTGATGTATAGTCACCTAGTCAATAATGACTTAGATACATAAAAGGGTTTACTATGGATTTCGATAGCACAATGGAAAAAGCAGCTTACGCGTTTATTGAAGATGTAATTAGAACAGGCAAGGAAACTATAACTGTAGAGATTGATGATGATTTTTGTCAGGTGTCCATTGGCAACGCTGGTGGAGCGGGAATGCATATTGATGACTTTAGCGGCAATGGTATTGGAGAAATTATCGCGGGGTTTGTGATACTCATAATTTCAGCATCTAATGAGTCGAACGATAATCTTAATTTTAAGTTAACAGAGAACACTGAAAGCAAGCAAGTGGTTGAAGTCACCAAGGTGTCACACTAGGCAAGCCTAAATTCGGTTAATGAAAAACCCTAATTAAAGGGCTTTGTTTATCTCTTCCATCTTTTTAGATATTTTCATCCCGTTTCTAAATACTTTTTCACGGGCCTCTTGAAGTTCAGAGTAATCATCTGCACGCCAAGGGTTAGGTTCTTGTGGGTCTTTTGCGATTGATATCATGGCGCAATATTCTCGACTCATGTTAATTAATTGCTCAGTTTCCCACGGCGTTAAATCAACCTTCATCATCAAGCTAAAGCTGTTAATTTCTTGATATGAGAATGGTGACAATCCCATGCCATTACTAACGCCGCGACCTAGCTGATGAAACCACTTGACAACTAATGAATCACAGGGCGGTAATTCACACGCCCTGCTATCATGACCTATCGAATCGTACCTATTAACTTTTTGCTTTTCAGGGATGGCGCATAGCCACCCCAATTTTTGAGCGTAGGCGCTTAACTCAGCGCTTAGCTCTTGATAAAATTTGCAGTGTTATCTAAAAAGTTTATGGCTTGCACTCGCAATTCTTGGTATTTAACCATCACGTCAAATACATTTTCTTTTGTGCATTCAACTTCTTTTCCGTCTTTAGTAAAGCCAGTCCACTCAACAATTACTGCCGACAAACGCTTTGCTTGCCGCTCTGCTGTATCAGAAAAGAATGAATCAGGGTACCCGTTATCATCTTTATCTTGTTTTTCAGCCCCACGCATTTCACGCAGGGATTTTACCGCGTGTGCTTGATGTGCAGCTGAACTAGCGCCCAGCATTTTAACTGTTAGTGGCTTGGTTTTTTCTTTATCTAAATAAGCCAGCTTACCGTCTTCAGGTGATTTAAAGTGTAGAGTTGCGCCCGTTTCAGAGTTTGTAACTGTATCGAACTTTTGTAAAAAATCCATAATATTCATGCCTTATATTAATCATCCAAAAATAGAATGCGGTGGGGTGGATGAGCTCCCAGACTGCCGTCCGTTACCGCAAAAAATTGTTATGCCGCTTTAACTTCGATAATTGTCGAGTTAATTTCAATCTTAGCCGTTGCTGTTACGATTGAGTTCGCGCTACCGGGGTTAGTTGTATAGCTAAACACACCGCCGATATAGTAATGAACATCTCCGTTCGGGAAGGTTGTTTTAAACGAGTGAGGGTCGTTTTTGGTATCCCCGTCAACACCAGCACTTAAAATTGCTTGGCCCGCATCAGATGAATCACGACCAAGTCCGATTGATAATGAGCCATAGTTTATAAAGCCCTTGTATTTTTCAGTTACACCGGTGGCTAAAGGCTCATGAGTAACGACTGTCACGTCTGGCCCGTATTCCGGCAAATCTGTTAATTCACCGACATCTACAAATGTTAACGCCGCAAAGCCTGCTTCGTCAATTGTATCTGGCACAGCCGCGACTACCGCGTATTTTGTTCCTGTACTTACGTCTACTGTCATTTTGTTATCTCTCTATATAGATTAATTGAATTCGTGAAATGTGATATCACTCACATATTTTAACACTATTATGTGTTAGTGGCTATTGTCGTTAGATTTACGCTAACTGCAATCCAAAAATGCGATTTAAGCGTTAATATTTGCGATGTGGGAATAGAGCTTTTATCTCTTCAGCTTTTCGCTGTATATTCAAACGGTAAGCATTTAGCGGCATGTAGATGTTAACTTGGTGAATCGGCTTTGTGTAATCGCTAGAGCTTGCCGACATACCCGCGCTGTTATCAGTGTTAGTCATAAACCTGTCTGTTATGTAGGTTTCGCTTATTGATGGGTCGTAGGCTGTGTCTGGCGCGTAGTGAATGCCATTTGCTTTAGCATAATTAACCAAAATTAATTGCAATGCCGCTACTGTTTTTGAGTCGTAAATCATCTAGCCTTCCTTATCTCATCTTTTACTATTTCTGGGAAAGTCCTAGCGGTAATTCTAACCATGCCGTTGGGCGCTTGTTCAGAGCCGCCCAGCTCCAAGAATATAGAGTATTGTGATGGATTGGTGATAAACACTATCTCTCCCATCTTCATAGTACCTAGTTGAACTCTAATTTCATTCAAAGCATTCTTATCAACGTAATTGTTAACTTGATTGTTTGGTGAGCCAAAAGCAACGCGCCAATTACCTTTGAACAGCCCTTTGTCGACTGGTGATTTGGATTCCGCAGCGCTTGCAACTCTAAGCAGTGACTTTTTAACCACGTCGCCCATAGAGCCGCTACTGCCGCGTTTAGCAGCTATTGCTTTTAATTGGCTTTGCAGTGATTTCATTAGCTTCTTAACTGTATTTTAGTGTAAACACGAACGCCGCTTAACGAGCTTAGCCACACGATGCTTTTAATTAGATATTTAACACCGTTAGCAGTTAACGTCATGCCTATCTCTGGGTTTGTGTCTGAATGATAATAAGCGAATTTATCACCAGCTTGAATTAATGAGTTTTCTTCATTATACGCGCCCATCATAGACGAGTCATAATCAAGCAATGGTGAGCAAATACCATCTATCACAATGTCGTCGGTGCCAGTTGTTGGTCTACCATATTGATCTTCACCTGGTGGCTCACCTTCTTTGATAATCTGCAAAGGCTCGCCAAACTCGGTGATTATCTCTTCGGCTACTAATCGCGCTTCATCGTAATCAAAAGTTGCCATTAGACCACCATTAATAGATTTTCAGAGCTAGCAACAGAAAGGTAAGGCTTGAGCTTTGCATCTGCTTTGTCAGTCGCATACACGCCGCCTACGTTGCTTGAACCTTCTGCGTAAGTCGTGCTTTTCTCTAGCTTATCTAGCTTAGTTGATAGCTCAGTGATTTCACCATACTTGTCATTTGCTGTAACTTCGATAAACAATAAGCCTTTTAATTGCTGTATTGCTGTCATGCAGTTGGCCGACACAATATCATCGTTAGGCAATGATACTTTATCAGTTGGTAGTTTCATGCCCTGGTCGTCGTTCAGCGGTTTACCTTCAAACTCATGCAAATCATCCACCCAGTCTTGAGCAGATATAAATAGTGCCGCTTCTATTTGTGTTTCTGTGTATTCGGTTAAATCTATGTTTCGCATGTCAGCGAATGATGCTAAATCTGTTGCGTCTGCGTAAACGTTTGCATCCGCTAAACCTTCGCCCGTCTCTTTTACTAAAGCCATAATAATTCCCAAAATGTGATCTACTTAACAGATTATAATACAACGAGTGTATATTATCTAATCTACATTAATTAAGGGGTTTATTATGAACGAAAAAATAAAGCGAATATTGGAACTAGCTACCGCTCTTGTGTTGAGTAGGAGCGGAGATGTAAGCACTGAAGATGGAAATTTCGCAACGGTTGATGACAATATTATTATAGAGCTAGAGTTGTCAATATCTGAAGCGTTCAACCTAGAGAGTGATGATGTAAATATTGGTGACGTATCGGTCATTCGTGACGCGCTGGATGCCTTGGTAGAATCTGGAAAATGAAACAATACACAATACAAGTAAGCATACAAGGCGAGCAACCTGTTACGCTGGATATTCAAGCTAGAAGCAAGTTGCATGCTCATGTTAAAGTTGATGGCATTATTACCGCTCTGAGCGGCGGTAAATTACAGTTGAGGTTTATATGAGAAAGCCCTCGTAATTGAGGGCTTTTTGTTAATAAACGAAAGTAACTTCTATCTCAATTCCAATGGATAAAACTAACGCCGCTGCAATACCTGCAAATACACATTCAAATCTAGATGTAACGGCATTCCATACGCATTCAAGAACACCTATCCCAGCAAGTGTAACCGTTATTACATCAGCAATAAACGAGCTACCAAAGTCAATAACAAACAAGTCAGCACCATCACTGCCCATGTACTCAATGCTATTGCCCTCTAGCGCGGCAGGTTGAATAGAGCCTCCATTACCGCCATCAGTGCCGA